TCTCATCTCGTGATCTTTACCTCCAGTACCACCAGCGTACTGATGAGACATGATAGAGGTAGTAGGGGAGGCACATCTACGGCCTTTTGTACCTGACATTAGTGTTAAAACACCACAAGAAGCCACCATACCCATACCAATAGTACGAATAGGGATCTTTGAGGTCTTCATTGTATCAATCAGGTGCATAGCCGAGGCTACTTCTCCACCGGGGGAGTTGATGATAAGCTTAATTTCTTCGGGTTGTTTAGATTGGGGTAGTAAATTGTACTCCATAATACGCGCCACAATTGGCATGATGTTCGCTTGGTTAAACGAACTAGTTAACATTATTACTCCAGTTTCTGCTAGGAGTAGGCCGGGTGTTTCGTATACGGTTTTCATTTCGTACATTATTTATATCCTTGATAAATTAATCAAAATCTCAAGTTAAGTTAAACTTGAAAAGGTATCAGAATTTAACGGCTTCTGGACCGCCCATTAAGTCTACTGAAGTTGCATTTGAAGCATCTACAATAGGCTTAGAAAAGTCAGTAGGGAATTTACCGACATTAACAGTTACAGGGTTAGTTTTACTTTGAGGTACTACTTCATAAATAGCAGTAGTAACTAACGTATAAGCATAACTAGACAGGGTTTCAGCTTCAGAAGCATCTTCACCTTGACCTGCAAAATACGTAGCCATTACTTTAATAGCTTCTTCTTTCGAATCAGTAAGGTCTATAGCTTGAAACACTAAATCGTGAAAGAATGATGCTTCATCAACTGCATCTTTAATAGAAGAGCCGTGGGTCTTCCGTACGAACTCTGCTAACAAGCGTATTACTCTAGTTCTCATTTTCATGATGTACCTCTACTTCTCAATTGAATTAGGTGGAAGGGGTTTATTTCCACGGTAAGGTGTTCTCCAAGATTCTAGAAAGAAACCACCTTGGGCGATACCTTCACGTAGAAGCTTGACAAACATTTGAGAAGGCATATTACCCCTAGCGTTTCCACTAACAGTAAAAGTACTGGCTTCAACATTATCACGATCAGTAGTAAACTTAATCTTGTAAGTATATTGCTTTTGCATTTTGTTATTCCTTAATAAAAGGGGGCCGAAACCCCCAATTGGTTTAGATTTCACATACACCAGCAGAACAAGCAAGTTGCTTATCTGATGTAGTGTTATCGCTCATTTCATACTCAGTCAAACGGGAAAAGTCTGGGTTAGCTTCTGGAGGTAAATCATCAGAGGTCTCATAAGGAGTCTGCTGATAAGTACCACCACTGTGAGGTAGGAAAGATAACCCACCAACAATGTCGAAGTTATTGTAAACCCAATCTCCAACACCACGCCACTCGTCTTCGTGTATAGATACTGTTACAGAAGGGTTGTGGTCAGTCCAGAACACTTTATAGGCTTTCCAGATCTCTAGGAACTGTAATGCTGTCATATCGTCTCGTGTGCGGCTGTTAGGTCGCTTAATACCGAATTCGAATACATGAGCATTAGGGTTATAGAAGTCTGTGTCACCGGGAACACCCTCATCAATCATAAGCTGAGTCAAAGGGTCTTTCTTGTCGTTACGTACTCTACGAATGTAGGAGTTAGCGTGTGACGGATGGATTCCAGAACTAACACCACAAAGCTGTGATACAGTACCAGAAGGTTTAACAGTAGTTACTGCAGTAGAACGGTTGATGCCTAATATATCAGCAAACTCAATATTAGTAGCGTTAGCTTCAAGACGAAGTTCAGTAAGACGATTCTCAAGACCTTCATCAGCACCGTTGGTTAAGTCGTTGTCCATAATACCTGTTAGAGAAACACCTAACAAACGCTCTTCAATGGTGTTATCAACCCACTTTTGACGAAGCCCTTTCAGCTGATCATAGGTAGATTGTATAGTACCAAGAATAGCGCATAGACGTACTTTGTCCATCAGAGTTTCCATAGTATCTTCAGGACGAATAATAACTTCACTGAGGTTGCAGAATTGCCCGTCCCTCAAGAGGATTTCCCCACACGGGTTGGTTCCCATGACTAGGGGTTTTCTTCCAATCTCTTCGCACTTCTTGAACGCGCTCTCCAGATTGAATATGCCTCTTTCTCCAGAACCAGATGCTTTTATTGTGTCCCATTCTTTAATCCACTCCTCTTCAGTTGGTTTACCTTCGTATACTGCTGAATTGTTTGCAAGTGCGAACTCACCATGCTCTATCCACCACTCACCACTCTTTGCTTTAGCCATGTTGTCATCTGATAAATCAGACAGGCTAATCAGAGCAGAGCGCCTTACTCCACCTACAACAACAACCTCTGCAATCTTACAAACGATAGAGTGAGCTTCAACTGTAGTTAGATGTCGCCCTCTAGCATCGGAAAAGATGTCAATGATGTGTCGGTGTAGTTGCTTTAAGGGGTCAGGACCACTAGCCCTGCCACCAAAGGTCTTGAGTCTTGCGCCTTCAGGTCGGATAGCACTGTAATCAAAGTACACCTTGTAACCCATTGGTGCTAGTTCACAGAGTACATCTACGCTATCTCTCCATCCTTCTTTTGAGTCTTCTATTTTAAATGTAATCTTTTTACCTGTACACTCTGCTACAGCAGGTAACTGGCTAATAGATTCTTCTTTAACAGAGAAACCCAAACCTGTTCCATGCATTAGTACATACAAAGCTTCAGAGAAAGCAGTGTAGCTATCAATGTCTAAGAAGGAACAGTTGTAAGCGGCAATGTGATTGTTGTCAAGAGCAGGGCCTGCCGCCATCATAACACGCATTGATGGGACAATCTCTCGGTTAAGTAGTGCTGTTTCTATTTCATTCCAAGGAATTTCTGTATTGTGATTTACCTGACGTTTAAAAGCATCAACTACACGCTTAATTGTTTCCGGCCACGTCTCTCTCCTTCCTTCATCTTCAATCCACCGAGCATACCTGCTCAGATAGATGAACTCTTCATAACTTGTAAATGGTCTGTATGTCATTCTATTTCTTTCCTTGGGGTGATAGTGGGTTAGTCCCACAAATTGTTGTAATATTTGCCGAAAAGAGAGAAGCCCTTTTTGGCGGCGAGGTGGTTAGTTAAGTGATCGGCATCGAAAGCGATATCGTCTTTTTCCAGATCTATCACGTAACTAAATGAGGCTATCATTTTGTCTAAAATAATATCCCAAGCTTTTTCGGGGTCGTCTGTTACATCCTCTGCGTCCTCCAATAAGTCTGGAAGAGCAGGATACCCATGTGTTGTTTCTTTAAGTTGTTTAAGCATAGGCAAGATAATTAAAGCAAGGGTGTAATTCATGCCCCAAGTATCGTGCTTATCTATCTTTACGGAAACAATTTGTTTGGGTGTTAATCGAAACAGCTTGTGGTACCAACGATATGTTGGGTATTTTCCAATATATACTTTCATTTTAATCTCCTAACTTTTAAACCAGCGTGTTCAAGAACACTTAAGCCCTCAGTGCCTAACTTAAAATAGTCTTGGAAGACTACCTCGGTTATTCCAGACGACACTATGGATAAAGCGCAGTTAATACATGGTGATAAAGTTGTATAGATTGTAGCTCCCTCAGTAGAATTATTAGAACGAGCCACCTTAGCTAAAGCGTTAACTTCAGCATGTATTACACAAGGTAGTGTCTTGCCTTTTTCGTCCTTACACTCGTTATCGAAGCCAGCAGGGGTGCCATTGTAACCGTAACCTAGTATCTGATCACCGGAAACAACAATTGCACCTACTTGGGTTGAGGAATCATAAGATTGTTGAGCTACACGTTTTGCTATGTCCATCATTAAACGGTCTTTCTTTTCACTTTGCATAGTATACTCCTGACCCCACACTAGTCCGTGCTAGGTGGGGATGATTGGCTTCCTTCTATATAAGGTGGTATTTAAAACTGAAAGGACTTACCCATATCTGCTTTCATAACTTGAGGAAGGGTCTTTCTTTTCAGGTCTATTTCGCTTGTAACCATCTCCCTAATGCGAGCAATGGTAGGCACTTTAGGCTCAAACAAAGCGGCTTGTTGCACCACTTTAAGGTCGCCCGGAGTAACGAAGTCGTAAATACCTAACTTAGATTTCTTAAATCGAGGGAAGTATAATTTAAAACAAGTTTCAACCTGTTCAGGGGTTAAGAACTTGAACTCAGTTTTGAGGAATAAACGTCTAAGAACAGCAGAATCTAAACCTTCCATAAAGTTAGAAGTACAAAAGAAATAACCTTGGAAGTTGTCTAGCTCTGTTAACAGCTGGTTAGTAAAGGTCTTTTGATGCCGTCTATCCGCTGACTCACGAGAGTTAGCCATTGAATCGATCTCATCAATTAACAGAATAGAGTTAGTCTCTCTAGCTTCCTCAAAAGCCTTGTGGAGATTCTTCTCACCTTCACCAACATACTTAGATTGTAGTTCACCATAGGTCTTCTTTAGCACAGGAAGGTTTAGTTGATGACCAATATACTCAACCAACTTAGACTTACCTGTACCGGGAACACCATAGAACAAACCAGTTATTACTTTAGGTTGTTCTGATTCTGGTTTCTTGCTAATATCAACAATACGCTTTACTAACTGTTCAGCAGAGGGTTCTATGTTAACAATAGACGGATCATACTCGTCTGTTTCCATAACAGAGTGTTGTGGGGTTAGACTTACAACAACGCCCTTACCAAAAGAGAGTTCAGTAATAGAATCTCCTTTAAGCGCTACTACTGCTTCTTCTGCTTTTTCTTTAGTTAGCTTAATCTTCTGAGCCATAAAGTCTAGCTCTTCGTTGTCAAACTTAACAGGGTCTACTCTTAAAACAATACCGGGAATAGTCTCACCTTCTAAACATACAGAGCACCAAGCGCCTTGTGCCCATGCTGTTTCTGTAGCAGAAGGGGATTCTTTAGAAGAACTAGAACCCATTAAAGCTGAGAAGAAACCCATACCACCATCATCATCTTCGTCCTTAGAGGATGAACGTCCTTTACCGATTAAGTAATCATAGTAGTAACCTAACTCAGAGCCAAACCAAGTGAGGAATGCTTCTTCACGATTGTAATACTCGAAAGCACCACTAGTGTAGCATTGTGAAACCATTGTAGCTTCTAAGCACCCGTAGGTAGTGGGTATCTTAGTGTTTTTACCAGAACGCTTAATTGTTCCTCCTTTGTGTATTAATAGGCTTTGAACGTGAGGCCCGTTGAGGAACTCATTTACCAGCTTAACTGCTTCTTTGTTAGTCATACTTTTTCCTTGCATGAATGCTTGCTCATACTCTTTGTCCATTAGTTTTTCACAACGGTCTTCAAGTAAAGCAACCAGTTTCTGAAGCTCTCTTTGGACTCCAGTAGCCTTCCAGCTACCAAAGCCTTTGAGAGATGTAATTAGTTCGTAACACTTTTCTGAGTCTAATAGCTTAGGCTCACTCTTAAGTTGTGTTTCGTCCCAAGGTCGTATAGTTTCACGAGCATTGTCATGTAGAGTGACTAGCTTGTTGTATACTTTGTTTGAAAGCTTAGTAGGTCGTACATACCTTCTCATTAGAACAATGGAAGTTACCAAGCTTCTGTAGCAGGTTAAATCATAAGACATAAAGCCTCCTTATACTTCGGTTATATCCTTAAAACCTGTTTCTTCAACATACTGTAGACGACCAGTTTCTGCTTCGTAAAAAGCACCACCTGCATCACCTGTACGACCAGTAAAACGAGACTTAAGCACACGAATTTTAATTGTGTTCTTTTCTCGTTCATCGTTGGAGATTAAGTTTCTTGCGAATGCAATTACCTGAAAAGATATTTGCTTAATACTACCACTACCTTTAATGTCATCTAGAGACGGTATCTTACCTTCTTCAAATGCCGCACCACCACCACTAGTCTTTCTTAGGTGAGAGATTACACCCAACCAGACATTGTGTTTCTTGGCTATCTTCAATAGATCTGACATTACCTTATCTACAGCGCTATTAGCATCACCTTCTACTTCTGAAGTAGCAATAGTTAAGTGATCTAGAATAAGGTATTTACAGCCCATTAAACACATAGTCTCAATCTTATCCATCAAAGAACCATCAGCAACAGAGCCTTGGTGGTCTAATAGAATAATACGATTGGAACTAAATACAGCTTCAAAAGCCGCTCTTTTATCTTCTTGTGATATCTCAGCACCTACATCTGTAAGATTTTGTTTCAACTGCATACCAATAAACTTTTCTACAGTATCACCGGGGCCTTCCTCTAGGGATATCATTCCGATTTTATCTTCTGTAGTTTCATTTAGATGTAATACAATTTCTTTAATCATCGTGCTCTTACCTGAGCCAGTACCTGATGTAAACAAATCTACTTCACCGTAGCGCATACCTCTAGTTAAGTTGTTAACACCTTCCATACAAGGAGGGTAGGGTATGCTCTCAGTCGCTTCACGATCTAAGAACTTTTCCCATAGAGTGTCACCTTGGAGGATCCCAGAAGGAGACCAAGGTTGTGCATCCCAGATAGCAGACATAATAGCGTCTGTACCGTGCTTGAGCAATTCATCATTAGCATCTTTTTCTTTTAACTTAGCAATCTTAGCTTTGTCAATACCGACAATACTACACGCCTTGTCAAGAGCCGCCTTACCTGCTTCATCGTTGTCTAGCATGAGAACTACTTCATCAAATTGACGAACCCAGTCTCGCTGTTCTAACAATGCTTTTGTACCACTAGCAGAAGGTAAAGATACTACAGGATAAATTTTACCATACTTCTTCATTGAGGCGTAGGCAACTGCCATTGCATCTAGCTCACCCTCGGTGACTACTAACCGCTTACCTCCGTTAAAATTACGTTGACCGAATAAACCTTCGAGTGTACCAGCCGCTCGGAAGTCTTTAGGTAGAGTACGCACCTTGTAACCTGTGATATCGTCTACACCATAAGGGTAATAGTGCTCGATAACATTGTTACTTGAATCAACACCTGATCTTACTTGGAAGTAATCACAGATGTCTTTAGGTATGCCTCTCTCCTTAAATCCACGAGTGCTGTATCCATCAACAGCGGATACATCTACAAACGCGGATTGCTTCTTTTCGACTAGCTTAAACTCAGTATCTTCGGACGGGTTATCATATGGATTAGGGTGTTTTGCACCACAACCCATACAGGTTAAAGGGCCGCTATCATACACAGCCACATTATCTTCAGACCCACAAGCCGCGCATTCAGCGTGACCTAGAAAGGTACCTTTAGTTTTAGCCATACTATTTTCCAATTAATGAAGTTAATTTATGTGCACTATTAAAAGCGTCTTCTAAAGTTTTTAACTCTATATCACTTCGCTTCGGAATGTACTTGACAGGGGCAACTTGGTTATTATACCATAAACGGTTACCCTCTTCATCGCGAGCAGTTAACGTGTCTAAAGCCATTTGTAAATAAGCTTCTCCATAAGACAACCACGCTCTTGTTTCAAATACACCTAACATGTGATAAGAAAACTCATCGCCTTCTTTAATGCACTCCTCTATGTGTGAAGAAGACGACTTATAAAGCCGCCAAGTATTAGCCCCTGTTTTAGTCATACTTCCTTTCTTGTATTTCCAAAACTGACGCTTACCTATGTATGCCATACCTTCTGTTCGGTTTATCATTAAATATAAAAAGCCGAACTTATTAGATATTTCCATGTCACCATTGTAATACCAATGACCAATAGACTCTTGTAACATTGTCTTCTTTGCTACATACTTAGGTACTTTCTTCTTCGGTGTTACTTTCTTTTTAACTGCTTTCTTCGCCATCTAAAACCTCCGTAGGGGCATCCTTCTCATCCAAGGAAAAGACACCGTCTCTAGTGGGCATAATATGAACTAAGGTACCGCAGTGAACCATCTTCTCCTTCCAGTTAGACCCATAGTGCTCATAATAAGCATCAATAACTCGTTGCTTACGCTCACCGAATTTAGCACCAGCTAAAATCTTCTGAGCCTTCTTAGGGCCAATACCTTTAATACCTTGGATGTTGTCTACACTGTCTCCGGTTAATACTTGAGTCCAGTAGTGTTCATCTGCGGTTTCTTTATCCATGTGTTTAAACTCATCACGATGAATTAGGTAGTGAGCACCTTCAATGCACAAAAGGTCTTTATCGATTGAAGCAATAACAAAGTCCTTACCTTCAGCACGGGCTTCCTCTGCCCAGATACGTACTAAGTCATCCGCTTCCATTCCATCTGCAGGGGTTACTTTACCGTCAGCAACTAACTCGTGTCGCATATCCATGAAGTACAAGTTACGCTCTTTAGATTTAATACGATTAGGGGTGTTCTTATAATCGTGATAAAAATCTAGGCGAAAGTTATTATCGCCCCATACAGCTACTTTTATTTCATCTGCAAAACATCGTCCAGCAATATCGTCAATCATCTCTTCATAGCGCTCTCGCGTTTCTTCTAAGCTATTGCGATTCCAACTAGAACGAAATACTACAGGGTCACCATCAACTATCAGTAACATTTTCTTCTTCCTCTTTTCGTTTAGCTTCTATTTCAGCATCACAAACACCATGATGATGTACATTGCAAAAGGTACAAATTCCGTACTTTTGAATCTCTCCCATTAAAACATACCTACTAGTCGTTTAATGCGGTCTACAACAGACTGCAGGAAATCTTCTATCTTGTAATACAATTTAGTTTCACAAGAAATTACAGGCTCATCGGTGTCAACAAGGGTTTCATTTAAGTACTTTTCAGCTACAGCTTTATCGTTCGCTTCTTTTTCAGCGTTAACAATAATAGTAGCTAACTCACGCTTGTTTAATTTAGAAAGACCAGTTGCTTGGTGCTTCTGCGTTAAACGTAGTAGTGAATCACGGTTGTTATTTTTAAGTAAAGAGTTAAGTCTTTCAGGTGTCATCTTTTTCTCCTTGTTTTCTTTTGATTAGTTTTACTTCGTTTATATGAGCGATGTGGCTCAAATCGTAACCTTCTGCTTTAGCTATAGTAGCAACATACCAAAGTATATCGCCTAGCTCAGAAGCCTTATTGTACACTTCTGAGTTTTCACGGTCAGTTCTTTTGTCCATCATACGCTCGGACATTAACTCACCTACCTCCGCAGACAACCCGATGTACAGGGTGTCTAGGTCATTGTGTGCGGTTGCATATTTCCCCGCAGTTGCTTGATATTGATCAAGGGCATTCATTGACATAAATTCATTTCCTTGTATATTTTATGAAGCTCAAATGCTTCGTGAAACCCCTTACCATCTCTCATCGAATCAAGAATAGCGGTAGTTATTTCTTTCCCATCACTAGCATAGTTGTTACCTGATATTGTCCACTGAGATACCTCTGTAGAGTTTAGGGTCGGAAATAAATTACCATCTTTGGTTATGTAAAAAGGGGTGGCGTATTTATCTGAATTAACCATAAAGCTCAAACCTCTCCCGTTTTCCATAAGAGATAGGATTAGGTCTTTATAAGGCGGTATTGCTTTTAGAGATAATTCAGTTTCTTCGGTTGCAATTACTACATCGGTGTACAACAACTCACCACATTTAATCCGCAGCACTTTAGGTTGGTTGGCTAACTTCCACGACTCAAAAGCATACCCAGCTTCACACATCCAATCTTGATATAAGGTTATAATGTCGTATATCTCAATCAGTTGTGATTCACTGGCATACTCTTCTACTGGTACTTCAATCTTCATAGATTACATCTCCGTGCTTGTTTACTAACCCCATAACTTCTATATGGGGCTGTTCGGAAGTGTAGATACAGTTAAGAGGGTAGGTAAACCTATTGCCCTTTTCTGTTTCTACGATTAGTTGGTCTTCTACCTTTTCGACTTTCCTTATACCTTGTTCTAAGACATAATTAGGAATATCTACATGGTAACCTAGTTCAGAGGTAACAACAACATCTAATATTAAATCAGTTCTATCACCTGTTACATGTGACATCATATCTTCAACTTCAATTTCATTGTTCATTTCTCTTTCCTTATTTAGAAGTAACGATAGAATAAGCGCTTAGTACTATTCCTACACGGGCCGCATTAGCGACTCTTACTTGAGGAATAGCTAAACCTACCAGCACACCTACAATAGCACCCTTGGCTAGCTCCTTAAAACCGGGAATACTAACTATAGCACATGAGGCATGTATTACACGATCTTTTGCGATTGCAAATTCATCGCTGTCTAAGGCTTCTTTAACTTTACTTTTAATGCTTTCAAATTTATTCATAATATAAATATCTACTCTTTAATCATTAATTGTTGACGAGCATAGAGAGCGGCACTGATGGCTGCAATTGTCATTAACGTGGGATGAAATCTACAGGCATTAATAAGAAAGGGTGCTCCAGTCTTAATTAAACCTGCTAATGTGATAAATGTAGGTAAATCCATACCAACAGTTTTTTGCATTATTTCATCTACATTAAAGTTTGCATTCTCTGTTTTTGCTTGTTCCATTTCCTATCCTTTGCGGTTAGTTATTTAACGTAAAACTGCCGCTTTGCTGAGTAGCACAGGTGCATACCATCTCCTAGGGGAAAGGAGGCGACAGTTGAGCGGTTCAGACATGAACCCTCAAAGTTTTCGCGATTACCATCTTTAAGGACACCGCCTAACGCTTCATCAATCAGCGCATACTCTTTCTTGAGTGCTTCTGAAATGCTAGGGGTTTCAAAGACGACCTCGCAGTTAATCCATTCAGCTTCTTTGTATCTAAAAGATGAACGGTGTGATTTGGCTCTCTCAACTACTGAGCCAGTGATTCCGATGTAAGTTTTAACTTCATCATCATCTGGGTGCTTAGATTGTATGTTATACACATAATACATGTGTGTTTCCTTTTCTAGTCTGCCATTGTTGTTGTGTTAAAAGATACCTCGATTCCTTCGGGTATCTCTATTTTATAGGTGTCGATTTCACCACCTAGTGCTTCTTCAATGTACTCTAAGAAACTAAAGTACTCATCTTGTAATGCTTCGGACTCTTCATACTTGTCTTCATGGTAACGCAAAGCCATCTCACCAAAAGGGCCAGTTTCTTCTACTACTTCCCATTCAGATTCCTGACCATCAAAGGCTCCTGCCATTTCCCACTCTATGTTTAGATCTTCTAGCAGGTCAGTATCAAACATACCCTGCTCATCTGTGAAGTCTAAACTACCCATCTTGTAGAATACAGCATCCTCTTCGGTCATATTTAAGTAAACTTCACCACTACGCCACACTAGAGTGTTAGTTAGATAAGTACCACAAGGCAATACTAGTGTAGTTATTTCACAGAAGGTTTTCTTGTAAGCATTAACTACAGTTGCTTGTACAAAGTTTTGATCATAATAGTCCATATTTGTTTCCTTTTCTAGTAGTTAGTTGATTCCCATTTCTTTTATTATTATTTCGTTTAGCTGTTCTTCCGTTAATTTAGAAAGGAACAGTTCTTTTAACTCAGGGCTTAAATCGCCAAGTACAATGTCATCGTATGATTGCCAGAGTTCTACACCGTGAAAGATATCTCGAATGTGATAATCATCCTCAAGAGATCCAACTAAAGTACAAAAGCCAGCATCTTCATCATACACAATAGCAGAGTAGAAAGAGTTAATGTCATCGATTAAACGCCAATCAACTATCCATGTACAATGGTTAGCATTGCTTAATCGCCAGTCTACTTCACGCATTGCCTCGTGTGAGGCTTCCATATGTCCTAGTATATTCATTTTGTTTCAACTCCCATTTCGTATAGACAAGAAACAAAAACACATGCTTCTTTAAGAGGCATATCTTTTGCCGCCTTTATTATTTCATTAGTAATTAAGATGTTGCTTTCTTTGTGAATTAATTTAAAACAATTATTTTCATACGCGGCAAGCCCGGTTGTTCTACAGCGCTTATACGCATGGTTAGGGGACAAGATAAGGTATACCTCATTGTCATCCCCTAACATCTCCATTACCTTTTGTTCTAATTGTTGACTCCTTTTCTTGTTTTCCACATCCATACCAGTAGACATCAAGACCTTCCTCATTCTTTTGTCAAGAAGTTCTTGTGAAGCACTGGGTGAATGAGGGCGAACTATTGTAAAAGGTATACCCTTCTCACAAAAGCTCACCCTTACCGCTTGGTTTGAAGGTCTGCACCCGCACCAATCATTGTAGTCTTTAAAAGTTTTAAAAACATTAATAGGATTAAGCATTATAGACCCCTTAGTGTACATCGTACCAGTTATCGCCAATCAAAGCATCACCATCCATACATTCCACACCAAACCACTTCGGTGCTTCTCTGAATGATTCTGCCATTATCTCAGCGGCTCTTTGTGCTTGATCCTCTCTTACTGCCCACTCTTGTTCATCGTGATAAAATACTAGAGGTCTAGCGTCTATATTTTCTTCTTTAAACTTTGCCATTGTATAAGATACAGCGGCCTTACAGGTTATACCTTCCGCAGATTGTAGAAGGTAGTTGAGGGCTTTGTGACTTGAATCGATATAGATTCTACGACCATCTAGTGCAGGGATAGAAGGGCGCTTGTTTTGATGTTCACTTATCTGGTAAATCTCATTAAGACGATCTACAAGACGCTTAAAGCCGGGAATAGCCGCCGCGAACTTAGCACGACTTTCTTTACCTGCTTTAGCATTACGAACACCTGTGAGAATGAGACCTAGCTTTTCCAAGCCAGCACCAAATAAGAAAGCATAAATCCAAGGCTTTGCTGTTGAGCGTTTACAGCCTAAGATATCTGCATTCTTCTGGTGTACATCTCCGTTAATAACTTCGTTAGTGAAGTCATCATCTTTGATGTAGTGACACAAGGCTCTAAACTGATTACCAGCACTATCAGCACCGACAACCTTGTAGCCTCTCTCACATCCAAACAAACTACGCATTTCCTTACCCCAAGCGGCATCTGCGCCGGGGACATTAACGACTGTCTTGTGCCTAGCGCGACCAGTAGGGGTAGCAATAGTGAACATGTCACCTCGCAACCTACCATCCGAACTAAGGTTATTAACCCAGCCATTTAGGATTCCGAGTCTAGACTTAGTAGTAGTGTAACGGTCAATTAACTCGCCGTCTCTTCCTAGTTTAAGTAATGACTCAGTACATAGTTTAGGGGATTTCTTAGTGAATTCCCGTCCCTTCTTTTCCCAGTTCCAATCTAAAGGTTCCCAGCCAATAGCGTCTAGATGCAGTTTAATAGCATCCATACTAGACATATCAGGTTCTACAAACTCAACCTTGTTATAAGGACCGTCAATCAGTCGCTTACTTGTCTTACCATTGCTTTGCTCAATCTTAAAGTGAGCACAGGTTCTAGCCATATACGCGCCATCTTTTCGGAACTCAGGTTCTTTAAAGCGGAACGAGTTATTAGCTGGGTCTCTTCTTTCTAGACACTTAACTCTTATCTTTAATTTAGGAACAATTTCTTTCTCAATATCTGCCATTTCGCATTCCATAGCGAATTGTAGCTTCCTAGCAGAATTAATGTCAAACACCCAACCACCCTCATGGCACATACTACTGAAGGTGGCTATCTCATGTTCGATTCGTAGCGAGCGTTTAAACATACCCTGCTTCTCATCGGACAATCCAGACAAGATTGTTGACAACTCTCTTGCTAGTAAACGATAAACTTTTTCGTTAATACCAACATCTTCACGACATCTGTGTAGCATATCGTCTGAGTAGTTCATCCAATCCTCGTGCTCTGGCTTCTTCTGGCCAAGGTACTGACCCCATAAAGCAAGTGCATGACGACCGCCAAAGCGATTGTAGTCTAATATCTGAGACATTAGCATAGTATCGCGAATAACAGTCTTAGGGTTTGGAACCCAGCCGACAAGCTTCTTTAACACAGGTAAATCATAGGAGATAATATTGTGACCTATTAACTCTTTTGCTTGTGATAAATGCTTCCACGCCTCTTTTAAAGGTCGTGAACCATCTTTAGTAGTGTGATCACAGAAGATATACTCTTTATCAGTTTCTATATCTTTAGTTACCACCATCCAGATAGTGTCAGCCGCAGGTTTCTTTCCCTGTTTAGATAACAAGCCATTGGCTTCAATATCCCATATCAGCTTCATAATTTTACTCCTTACTCAATTGTGATTATAAACGTTTCACCCTTTAAAGTACCTTCAAATACATTACTTGTTGGTCCTATGTTGTACACATCTGTACCACAAACGTGGGTTAGGAATTGTGCATCTATTTCTTCTTCAGGGTTTTCAAGCTCTATACGAAATTCTAAAAGCTTAAAAGGTTTAGAGGTTCCGTTAAAAGAGGGGCACGTTACTGAAGCGACCCTCATTTGGTTTGCAATTAGAGATTCAAGACCAGAACATACTATCTCTTGGTTTAATACTCTATAAGCTATTGGCATATTCATTTTTACTTCTCCTTTATTATCCGTCATTGTTTTCAACATCGATTTTACCTGTTTGAACATATTTAACTAGGCAATTAGTGTACCAACGAGCTTTACGAATATCCTGCTCATAGTCATCTTTCTTGCCAGCACGCATTAGATACTTATATACCTGACCGAATAAGTGAGCTTCAACACCCGACTTACCTTCTAGCATATATTGCATCATTTCCATATACTGCATTCCCGGTACTACATCGTTATAATGGTTACCTGAAACATAGTGGTCCACGGTTGATACTTCATTCTCCACGAAGACAGTGTTGTTACCGTGAGCGGCTTCGTGTAGCTTTCCTTTACTTACATCTATCTTACTTTCCATATCTTCTCCTGTATAAGTTGATTTGACCCATTCATTCCATTCGTCTTCCCAGCTGTTAAACTCTGGGATAGTACGACATGAAGTACTTCCATCTGTGCTCCATACTTTAGAAACACGAGGGTAGTAACCGTCTACTTGGTTTCCAATATAATCAGCTTGCTCATAACGATGCAAAGGTGCCCTTCCATGATACTCGTAAAAATCTACAAGGGCCACTCCTGCTTTATCAGCAGTAAGACGCATTAGCATCTCACTTTCAAAAGCGGCATCTATATCTTCTAGTGCATCTTTGCAGTCTTCTGGACTCATGTTTTCAATCATTTTTGCAGTAATAGAGTACTTAGTTGATTCATGTTTCATTACACATCTCCGTTTTTATTAATACATACATCTTCGTAAGGGGCTACTGTTCTACGGTAAAACTCCATCTGGGCACCTGCTAAAGCACCCATAATGTCATTACAGTTCTGATAACGCTTATCTGTGTTGTTAAACATTTCACGGATAAGAATAGCAATCATATACTGCAACTCACCTGCTGTTTTAGGTGGACTTGCTTCAACTTCTTTTTCAAAGAACTCAAATTCTTTGCGGTCTTCTTTAGCTATATAGGGCATAGTTAACTCCTTATGAGTAGTAGGATGCAATTGCTTCGAGTGCATCTTCTAGGTTATAAAACTTCTCAGTGTAAATTGACTCTAAGAAGGGGTGTGGCTTATCGTCTTTATCAGCAACCATAATGATGATTTTGTTCTTCATGTGAGCATACATAAGTTCCATACTGGTACCTGTACCTCTACCTGATGAACGTCTTACATCAGCTAATACAATTGTTGATTGAGCGATATCTTGAAGGTCTTGCTTAAAGATGCGCTTTGAGATATTCATAGAGCGCACTTCGTCTTCAAGGAATTCACCTACTTGATCGTGAAAAGATACACGGCGAGTAGGGTCTAAGGTTTCAACATCATTTATAGCAAGGAACTCAGTAGCGGTATCTCTCCACCCCTTCATTTCTTCTACGCTAACATCTTCCATTGAACCTGCGAGGTATGTATAATCTCTTTTCATATTGTGCCTCCATTGGCAAAATAAGCCATTACAGCGAGTGCCGCCATAAAAGCATTAAGGGTCATTAAAGGTTTGTCCTCTGTTTGGACACCTACATAAAACCAGAACACCGACCCAACAGTGCTCCATAGGTAATTATACGGGTTATACCCACCAGCGGCCACTACTGCACCGATGATAATTAAACCCGTAGCAAGCCACTTAACTACATTAAGGGCCTTGTTACTGAGTGTTGTCATTTCAACTCCTTAGATAATCCGATAAATCAGAGCCGCAAGTATTTAAACATACCTTACTATAGTTACCTTTACCTACAATACGAATATCACTTTCTAAATCCCATTCTTTACTGTAGATTCTGTCTATAGCTTTTTCTGATAATGCGTTTATAAAGTGATCGTAAGTAAAATTATTACCTAAATCAATATCTCCAATAGAAATTATCACCATGTTATACCTCCTTAAGACATTAGCAGGTCAATACGCTCTTCAGCAATACATACTTGAGCATACTCATCTTGGTACTTGTCTTCGACTTCATCTACAAACAAGTGGAATGCGATACCTTCGTTAACAAAGAATTCATATCGCTCGTGGTCTTTCATGTTTTCTAAAGCATTAGGCGTATTACTCATCTTCATCTTCTCCTATTCGAGGTTCACCCCATCCGAATACTACTACATCAAAATCACCTTCATTATCACTTGCACAAACTTTCCAATCAGCGATAATCTCTTCATCTTGAAGAATAGAAAGGAGAGATATTTGATGCTCAATAGCTTCAGGTGGGATTGAGGATACTAACAAACATTCATAAGTAGCTAACAAACGCTCTAACTCTTTTTCATTTACTTTAGACATAATTGTTCCTTATTGTTTCGATTAAAAACCCCCAATCACAATAAAGTGAAAGGGGGTGAGTTTTAACGGAGTAGCAAGTGCTTACCACTGATCATCGTCAGTGTTAGTGTCAACAGGAACTACAATTTCAGTAACACCTTCATCATCGAAGCCCAAGCCTTTGTTAGACTTGTATTCAACGAGCTTAGTGACCTGAATAGCTTTGATTGAGAAACCAACGCCAGTATTGCCGTTCATAGTGTACTCATAGGAGTCCAGCTGTACATTACCGATAGAACCGTTACCAATTGTGGTACCGTCTAAGGGCATTAGCTGTCCATCTACAACTTGCGGGGGACGACGATCGTCTCCGTTTCGTAGCTTTGCTTTAGCCTTGAGGTTGACTTGGTAGAAGATACCTTCATCGTCCTCTTTAGGTGTTACGTTCAACTTGTGATCCTTCCAAGTCTTTGCTTCGTCTTTAGAACGAGTTCGGATTTGGATTTCCCAGTGGGGAGTAGGCGCGTTGAATGGGTTAACAGGAGCTTTAGGGTCGAGTTTAGCCCAGAACAGATCAGCGTTACGAATAATAATTGACATAGTTTTATACCTTTTTAAAAAGTTTTAAGTTAAATGATGCCTACACGATATGTATAAGCCGTTTTATGGTTTTAAGTTAATATTAACAACAACTACCCTCTAGGGCACTAATGGACATTAATGTATACTTAATATCCCTAATGTAATCCCAGGGGTTCTTCTTTATAAGGCGGTATTTAGTTTTGCACTTATAAAGGGAACCCGTTAGATGGTATTTGTTCATTATAAGGTGGTATTTAGGCAAATGCAAAATCAGAATCTAATATTGCTGTTAAGTCTAAATCACCTTTCTCTGGTATTAGCTCAGATGCACCTACTTGTTCTAGCACCTGTTCTAATGGGTTGGTTTCATAAAATGACACAAATGTTTCCCTTACAATTCTAAACAAGTCTTCCATGTTACCAGCATGACAACCGAAGGAGTCGTGAATAGTTGTAACAGGGAAAGGACAAGAAGTAACTGTGGTCGTCAAGTGTGCCGCATCGAAAGAGTGAACCAAGTTAGGAGCCGCACCAGTCTTCTGTGCTCTCTTATCTAGCTTACGTCTTTCATAGGGTCGTATAGTTAAACGGATAGTGTTAGGCGGGTGATATCTTACCACACTACCATCTTTACGTACCTTGTCTTTAGGTCTACTAGAACCCTCGTTACAGAAGTATGCTTCTACTTGTTGTTCCTTAGTAGCTTCATACGCCTGTACAACAGGGAAGTTAGTAATAGGTATATCCCACTGAAGAAAATCAGACTTAGAATTAGCTCGAACAGCTAGTTCCCTAAAGAGATCAAGCATAGCCGCAGGGCCGGGCATGTTCTTTAGAGTCGTATCCATTAAGAGATCACCGAAGGGATTAACCCACTTCTTCTCTTTGAACTTTAATTCCTCGTTGAGAGTCTTAGTGTCATCGAATACTTGCTCTCTGACACCCATCTTGGTAACACCGTAACCTAGAGTCATAACAGGTCGTTTAACTGTCTTACGTTGTAGCTTCTTATTGTCGGCCAGTCGCATCCAGAAGGGAACCCACATATCATTGAGTTGTTCTTTATGCTCAGTACGCCACGCGTCTGCTTCCTTGAAGACCTTATCTTTTTCTTCCTTAGTTTCTGCAGTTCCCATCTTTAACTTAATATCAGTAATTTCTTGAATGTATCTACTCATATTTTTAGCTAACTCAGGGTCTGTTTGCTTATCTAACTCTGCCAACTCTTCCCACACCTTCTCTGCTACATACATGTATACATCACCGGGAAGGTCCGTTGGGACTAGGTTCACCAGATGTGCTACTGTATCATCGAGAGACAATGCGGTTAGATGTTGAACACCGTTATTAGAACCGTCAATATATAGAGGTATCTTAGACTCAAATGTTGACTGCTCATTACCGCCTAGGATAGTCCAGTCTCTGAGCCTAGCCCACTCATAACAACAAGCTAATACAGTCCACGGCTTTTCGCCTTGAATCCATAAAGTGTTGTTATAAGGGTCTTCAGCACAAGCGATTAGCTGATCCATACGTTCTTCACACCATATTGCACGCTCATCTAGCCTTAACTTGTCTTCACCAAAGCTATTAGCAGTGTGAATAGCTAACCAGTAAGCACCGTTGTCTCCTAGTGGTACAGAGTCTTGGTACTGGATTAAGCCTTTGGCATTATCAGATGATTGTTCGTGTAAGTATGAGGAACCGGGGTAAATACGACTTCGGAAGTCACAATTATATCTGTGGTAAAAAGGTCTGTCTAAGAAAGTTTCTGCTATCACAAGGATTGCATCGGCCTCTAGGTACATACCTTCACGACTAGGTTGTCGCTCTTCCTTCTCGTGTTTAAACGGTGTTTCCTTTACTATTTCATAGTCACTAGAGAATATCTTCTCTCTATCCTGCTGTTCGAACATAGTCTTGTAGACTTCAAATACAGGCTCATTAATAGAGTAAGCAGTGTTCTGCAATTTGTTTAAAGCATCAAGAACCACAGGGCAGTTCTCTCTGCTTACTTTTTGCAAAGCATCAGCATTACCTCTACGAATAAGAGTGTGACCATCTTGGTGATAACCGCTAGTCCAATCAGCGGAAGGTTTGCTACGAGGGGATTCTTCTAACTCTGCTACATCAATGGTTGCCCATAGCTCATCAAAGGTCTTCTGTGAAGTCAACTTAAGATGATAAGTAGCGTGTTGGTGTCGTCCCTTCTGTTTCCTTTGTTGCATTTTCTCAATGCCTAGTAACTTAAACTTACTTTTAGGCTTATCTTTATTACAATAAGCTTCTAGTAGTTTTAAACCTAAGTACAACGAGATCTTCGTCTCATTGAGAGGGTCTTCCTTGATACCCATGTTTCTCCTGACCTTGCTACCTAAACCAATTGCAGTTTCAGTAAGCATAGATCGAGACCTTAACGCCATTAGAACAGGACCAAGAGTCATATCTACAATACGTTCTACTACCTCATCTTCTAAGGTGTCTTCTGGTGCTATAACTTCCCAGAAGTAGCGGTTGGTATTTCTCTTGTCCCTCGTGTCTAACAGACGTTCTGCCATGCTAGCTTTTAGACGTTTTAAGGCCATACACTTCTCCTAATCAAATTTACTATTAAGAATTGCTATACGACTTTGTATAGCTCGTAAGGTTTCAGCTTCTAACCACTCTGAAAACACTTCTTCAGCTTCAGGGTCATCTTTTACATAAGTATAAGAATCTTCTGATACAGCAATGCCTCTAAAGAAGTCTTCACCGTGATTAATCATAGCCTGAAATAAGTCGTTCATCTCTTCTGAAACAATAATGCTAAGATGTTGACCTATATTAGGGTTTTGTTGCTTAAGCGTTTCTAG